CTAAAGGGGATCAAGGCCCAGTAGGTGCTCAAGGTCCGGTTGGCCCAGTAGGTCCTAAAGGTGCTGATGGTAAAGACGTAGATCCAGAATTACTCAAACGTATTTTAGGCGAATTAGAAACCTTAAAAGCTGAAGTGGACTACCTCAAGAAAGCTCATCACGCAAGTGAAGTTCTCGTAGACGGTACCGGTGAGGTAACATTATCTTACGCCCACACTACTGAAGCAATGTAATTGGAGATCCCCGCGTAGAGCGGAGATTTCCAAAGACTTTTAAATAAATTACGTAAAACATAAAGGAAATCATAATGGCTATTATTAAAGTAATTACTCCTAGCAACCTTGGTAAAACTATCGAGTTAGGTGCATTAGAAGCCAACAAATGGGACGTTAAACTTCACCCAGCTCACTTAGAAAACAAACCTACCGGTATCGGTTTAACTGATTCTATCATCAACGAATTAAAAGGCGCAGGTCTTAAAAACGCTGAATTGGTAGGTTCTGAGTTAAAATTAACTAAAGGTGATGACACTGAAGTTAAGGTGGACTTAGCTCCGTTAATCCCAGCAGCTAAAGCTGACCGCTTCTTAAAAGCGGTAGCTTATGAAGCGACTACTAAAGAATTAGTATTCACAGTTGGTGCAGCCGACACTGAAGAAGGTCAAACAGTTTCTCGCGTTAACATCAGCGATTTAGTTCCAGTAACTGTTAGTAACGGTTTAGAAGGTAACGGTACCGCAGCTAGCCCAGTTAAAGTTAAAGTTGGTACTGGCTCTCCATTAAAATCTACTGCAAATGGTTTAGTGTTAGACACCGACAACTTAGTTGAATTAACTGATGGCACTGGTGCGGTTTCATTGGGTTACTTAATTAAGAAAGCTTAATTCGCTTAATAACACAATTCACCGCTTAACTGCGGATTATACGCCTCGGGCGTAGTTCTTCGAAGATCAAAAGGTATTAAATATCTAAAGATCGATGTGAAGATTCGAGAGGGTCGATCTTAAATCTTCCCTCTCTTTTTATTATAATGAAGGAATATAAAAATGTACATTAATATCGATATTAACGGCTACAATACCCCAATCGAAATCCCGGATGTTTTCGCTGCCCGCGAAAGTGTCCAAGCGTTAGAATCTGCACAACCAGAAGTTACCAGTGATGAAAACACTTATGCCATCAAACAAGGTAATTTAGTAGAAGTTGGTGGCGTTTTAACTATTCAAACTACTCCAGTTACCAAAGGAACTGGAACCGAAGGTTCAAAACGTGTTGACCTAAGTTCTTACGGCTTTACTAAAATTTTAAACGTTCAAGCAACCGCAGAAGATACACCAGTTGGTTCAATCCACGAGAATGCGCATTACAGTGATTTGAGCGACGAGGGGGTAACTTTCTACGCCACTTCAACCCATACCGAGGCGGTAGATTTGAAAGTTCGTTATCTTGTTAAAGCAATTGCGTAATCGCAAGAGGTGAAGAATGGCTGAGAAATTAAAAGTAATCACTCCTCAAAATCTTGGTAAAGGGATTGAATTTAATCCGGAAACTAATAAATGGGAAGTGAATGTAGAATCTGGATTAACTTGCGCTTCTATTGATCAACTACCTACAAAACCTTGGAAGAAAGGTACTACTTTGTTGGCTAAACAAGATGGGGAATGTATTAAGCTTGCTGCTTTGGATTCCATTTTCCAGGAAATTGGGGTCGGGATTGCCGCGAATAAAACTTCGGCATTTACCGGTGAAGAATATCGTGTTGTAGTTACCGTTTCTAATACCGGTGAAGGTAAGAATGATCTAACTAATTTAGTAGTCCAAAAACCTTTGCTTGGCGACTATACCATCAAAGATGTTACTACATCCCATCAAGGTTTAGATTCATTCGATCGTAAAAATGATCTTGCTTACGACCTTAAAGGTCTAGCAAAAGGCGGTACCTTCATTTTACGGTTTACCGTAGTAGCGAATGAGGTTGGTGCATTCCAATTTTCCGCCAGTGTTAACCCAAATAGTGCACTAGACCAAGAGCAAAAGAATAACACTGCAATTATTACTTTAGTGTCAAATACCAAATCTGACCCTACATATGTCGCTAGTGTGGATTGCCCCGCCATTACTGTAACAGAACTAGATAATAATACGGAACTGCAACAAATTATCCCCGCGGCAAATAAATTCAATCCAAACTTACTCGCCCGCGTAGCGGCATCAAATAGATCTAATATTTTCGCGAATCGCACAACATTGAAAGGTCTTAGAATTAGACTTGATGGGGCTAGCTCGGTGGTTGGATATTCAGAACTCAGCTCGGACGCGGGCGATGGTTTAATAATCGGAGATAAGGCAACCACGAGCTACGTAGTAAGTGGGGATGATGGTCTTAATATCTCGTTTGAACCAGGCGCCATCAAGCGTGGCGGTAGTGATTTTACATTTAGTAATGGCATTCTTGAAATAACCGGTGAAATTGCGGCGTTTGCGTTCTGCTGTAGACCACAAGGTCAAAATTGTAGATGGCAAGCGTATTCCGTTTTCTCTATGATTGAACCAGTATCAGATACAATAGATTATAGTGATGATGTAGGGTTTAAGATTTCTAAAAGCGTTAGCTTCACTAACACCAGACAGTTCGGCTCCGAATATGTTAACATTATTCCATCATCAGAAAGAGCCAATTTGAATAATGATGTGAAGGTATCCGGCATTAAAAAGCCTGGCGATTTTAAAGTAATCGAGAAATTAATTCTTACGGCAAAAGCTGGGGCACCGGCATCCATTAACTTTAATGATCCTCGCGGTCGTATAAAATTGAGATCTCAAGGAAAAACCACGGTCACGGAAAATAGTGTAGTAGTCTCGGCGGATGCTACTTCATCGGATTCGATTAATAGTGAATTCTTGCAAGTTATAATCGAGGACTAATTTTTAATCATTGGTCATTTTAATTAAATAAAGAGACTACAAAAGTCTCTTTTTTATTAGACAATCAAAGGAATTTAAATGAAATACAAAAAAGTAATTACTCCGGATAACCTAGGTAAAGGGATTACATTCAACCCTAGTACCAAGCAATGGGAAGTTCAAAGCGGTTTCGACTGCGCAGCATTCGACTCACTTCCAGAAAAACCTTGGAAGAAAGGAACAACTTTACTAGCTAAACAAGATGGAGAGTGCATTCGCTTAGCGGCGTTAGATTCCATCTTCCAGGAAGTTGGCGTAGGTATATCTGCCGATAAAACTTCCGCATTTACCGGAGAAACTTACGATGTTACAGTTACTGTAACAAATACTGGTGAATCTAAAAATGATTTGACTAATCTTACCATTCAAAAACCACTGTTGGGTAACTACGAAATCTTGGATGTTCGTACTTCTAAACAAGGTTTAGATGAAGTAGAACGCTTGGATGACCTCAACTACAATTTGAAAGGTCTAGCAAAAGGCGGTACTTTCATTCTACGCTTTAGCGTAAAAGCGAATGACGCAGGAACTTATCAATTCACCGCTACCGTAAATCCTAATAGTGCGTTAGATCAAAACGCTAAAAATAATACCGACACTATTATTTTAAAAGCTAATACTAAAATTGATACCACTTACGTTCCAAGCGTGGATTGCCCTCGCATTACTGCAACGGAGTTAGATAGTAATACTCAACTGGCGATGTTAATTCCCACTCCTTTCGGTGGCGAACCGTACATTAGTACTACAACAGGTAACAACGGCTGGAATATCTTCGCAAATCGTGAAAGTCTCCAAAATTTACGAATTCGTTTAGATGGGGCAAGCACCGTAGCTTTGATTAAGTTTGAAAGAGGTGAAGCGCGGGCTATTCACTTGAGTAATGGTAAGCTTTCCCATACAATGGGTGCAGCTGGTGGAAATCAATCATTATCCGCAACGGCACCGATAATGTATCGGGGCGTTGTTGGTCATACATTCCAAGATGGCATTTTAGAGATTACCGAGTCGATTGAAGAGACGATTATATTATGTCGCCCTGCTGGTAAAAATTGTAGATGGCAAGCTTTGGGCATCACCTCCGCGTCTTCGCCAGTTGAAGGTGGTATTAACGTAACGGATATGGTTGGAGGAAAAATAACTACTTCATATAATACAATAAACGGGGATGATAGAGTAATCAACATCATTCCGAGCTCGATAAAAGATATTGGCGCACAGAATTATACAGTTCACACCAAGAAAAACCCTGCGTTGTTGCCCCGAAAGATTATTTTTAAGGTTAAATCTGGCACACCAGCAAGTTTTAATTACACCGTGGTAGGTAAAGATGTGCGTCTCCCTATAACATCCGGTAAGACTACCATTACAGAAAATCGAGTAACCGTCGCCGCGGATGCGACCTCTACGGATTCTATCAATAGCAAATACTTACAAGTTATTGTAGAAGATTAACCCATTAAAGTGGCAATGCAAACTTTTGATTAAAGGATATTAAATGATAAAACGAAACGTAATAACCCCGGATAATCTTGGTTCTGGGGTCACATTCAACCCATCCAGCAACAGATGGGACTTTAACACTGATATGCAAGCAATTACTCCACTTTTTAAAGATGATGATGGTAAAGTTAATCTCGACATTACAAAATTGCTGGATAATGTTAATAACACAAAAAAAATCGCGAACCCATTATATCACAACGCTCAGTATTCAGTGGGCGGGGGCAAAGTACCTGAGAATTATAGTATAAACTCAATGAAAGGTTTTGATGCACACCCAGGTGTTAACATTGCCCATTTTAAAATCACGGAAGGCAATTCCACAGCAGATGAATTATTGGTGGATGCGAATATAACATCGGATATGATTCCTGGGTTGAGTAGAACGTCAAGTAAAGTAAAGTATGTAGTGCTCGAAACTTATATCCCTTTAGTGTGGCGTGTCGCCGGAACCAACACTAATCGCCGAGACTTCGACTTGAGGGGCGCGTTTCAGCGATTGCATGTTCGGACAACCGATAAAGAATTCTACGTCTTTACTAGATTACCCAAAGATGGTGCGGTGCCTAAAGTGTATGAAAATGGTTATAATTATCCAAGGGATGGTTTCTACAGCCCGTTTAATATCGGCTGGGATTTCCGCGCCGATACTTGGTTTGAGTGGGAAGAATTGACAACTAATATAGCAGAACGCAAATTAAAAGAGAAGGGCCTATTATAATGAAAACGTTAAAAGTAATCACACCAAACAACCTAGGTGATGGTATTGCATTCAATCCTGCAACAAATAAATGGGAAGTAGCTAGCACCATTAAAGCTAATGCTCCCATCAAGGTTGAAAGTGGGAACATTTCGCTCACCCGCGACCCGTGGTGCCTCCCGGTAATTAGCGACAAACTCCACAACAAGGCATATCAGTTTATTGAGACATCCGGTGCTTCACTAGGCCATCTGGATATTAACAGCATGAAGGGGATTGATGCGAAATACCCCGGTGTTTTAGTACTATATGCCAAGAATTCAAATGGTAACAATTCATTAGATAAATTTCTAGTTAGAGCTGGATTCACCAACGATATGATTCCTGGAATTGAAGATTCATCTCCGGATCACCCTGTGGTAGCATACTCAACAATCGAAACATTTATGCCGGGAATTTATCGTCGTGCGGGGGCTGGTAAAGGTGGGGATAGAATGTGGTTGCGCGGAACCCTTCAACGAGCCACCGTATATGCGGGTGGGGTTACGTACCATTTCACCCGCATTCCGAGGGATGATTTTATACCAGAAGCCTTCGAGTCTAATTATGGATACCCAGATGATGGCTTTTATACTCCGTTTGCGTGTGGGTACGGGCTCACCAAAAGTGATTGGCTACCGTGGGTTGAAATATCGAACAATGGGTTCTTGCGCAAATTAAAAAATGCTGGTCTCATTTCATAAACAAATAACTACCGCTCATCAACTCAAATACCCGTTCACGCGGTAGTTGAAATTTTAAAATCTCCAAATCTACGCGAAAGCGTTAACTTGGAGATTTTTTTTTATTTTCGAACTTGTAAAGTTTCGGTGACCGAAACTTTAACCCTTCATTTTCAAAAATTTTTCGTGTAAGCGAAGAACTTTGAAGTTGAAATATGATTAAAAGTATTATAATATACATAACATTATTACATTATCAAACACAACAATGAAAATTTTAAGCAAATTTAAGAAAACTGCATTATTTGCGGGTACCGCATTGATTGCAGCAAGCTCAATCGCTTTGACCGCTCCGAAGTATCAAAGTTCCGCCCCTGCAGTGACTACGACCACAAATCAGTGCGAAACCTACCCAATCCAATTTGAGTATACTAATACTATTCAAAAATTGTGTAATTCGCAGTATACTTCATACTTCAACAAGCGTTTCCGGGTACCGGAAGTCGTAGTAGAAACTTTAGAACCAACGGATTTCAAACTGGAATATGTGCGCGATGCGCAATTTATCCAGGATCCGCGAGTTTTAGACTCGCCGAAACCTCAGGATTATAACAAATCTGGATGGGATCGAGGTCACTTGTCCGCTGCGAGCAATACTAGCTATCCTAAAACTATCCAAGAATCTTTCCTAATGACTAACATTGCTCCGCAATCTGCGGAATTAAACCGTGGGCTTTGGAAGACTTTAGAAGGTTACGCAAAATTAAGAGGTCACCATCAGAAAGTTTTAGTGATCTCCGGAACTTATTTTGAAAGTTGTTATACTCCAAAATGGTTCAACAATATTGCGATCCCGGATGGCTTCTGGAAAGTGATTGCTATCGAGGGAAGAGAGCCACTCGCGTGGAAATTCCCAAACAGCAAGGTTCCACATTCTACCACCGGCAAATTGGTCAACTATCAGATCGATTTGAACGAAGTTCCAAAATCTTGCAATACTAGATTTAATTTACAAGAGCTATTAAAGTAGCAAATTGGTAGTTGATTTTATGATTTAGATGTATTATAATACATGTAAATTAAAACACAGGAGCGACAAATGAAATTTTACTACCTAGATGGTCACTTACCGGTTCGTATTTTGGGTGAGGAACTTGATTCTTTCATCATCGAAAAATCTAACAAGACTTTGGAGTTCGTAGAAAAGAATCGCGTTACTGAGGAGCCAAAATCTTTTGGGAACCAATTAGGTTTCATCAAACTTCCAAAATCTTTTGAGCCGAAATTTGGGGAAGATTATTTCCGAGCAAGTGAAGATCTCACCAAAGCGATCAAAGTAACTTTCAATAACTCCAAAACTGAACGCTTGCGCGTAAAATTTGGATTATGTTTTCAAACTGAAATTGAAGCTCTTGCGTATCTAGCTGCGCTAGAATTTGCAGAGCGTTTCAAACCTACAGTATAATTTAGGAGCAAATATATGTTTTACGGTAAACCGTCTGTAAACGGTCGCGATATTGAATTTATCTCTACGGATAGCTACAAAGTTCAAGGCGCGGGCAATTTCAAATTTCCGAAATCAGAGAAAATCCGTGAGTGGTTAGAACCTCGAATCCAAGCTATTGTTAACTCGTTCCAAGAATCGGAAGCTTTCAAATCTATTGCTCCACAGTTGGGAGAAGGTTCTGTAATTGGTGGGGTGGTAGTAGCTCGATTTGCTGGGGAAGGGGTAAGCACCAACAAACTTAAAAATGTTGGCAAATTCTTAGTGGTAGAAGCTTGCTATGCTATCTTCAAACCAACAAAAGGCCCAAAAGTCAAAATTTATCTGAATTCCGAATATCTCGGTGGCTTCTGTAACAGCGAACTTCGAATTTTCGAAACTCCGGAACTTTGGTGGTTGGCTGACCCGGAAGAACAAGATGAAGAGCTTGAAGAAGTTGGCTACCAAAACTTAATGGATTGTGAATTTTGTAAAATCACTTTCGGTATGCAAGGTGTCAAAGGCAACGGCGTAATTTGGTATGAGGATAAAATGCTAGATCCGGAAATTTTCGAATATCACGCGACCGCGAAATAGTGGACAACCGAATAAGTTGGAGTATTGAAGATGTTCAAATGGCTTAAGACGCTATTGCGAAAACCGCAGGATATCCCGGATTCTTCAAATTTGATCGTACCGATCAGATATGCAAATGATGGGGTATACCAATACTATAAGCACTTAAATGGTTATGATCGTGTTTGTATGAACTTAGAAACTGGTGAGATCTCTAAGCAACATATCAGCGGAGTGGAAATAACTAACGTGCTTTGCGAATTGGATATTCAACTAGCCTACGACAAACTTCCAGATGAATACAAACCAAAGTATCGTGCATACCTAGAAAAGACGAATGTTAAGATCAATTATTAATATTTTAAGCGAGGAGTTAATATGCAAGACTCAAATAATAAACGCGTACTTGATAGAGTTAACGCCCTAATGGCGAAATTAGATCTCTTCACGCGCAGGTTAAATGCGAAAATAACAGCACACCGAAAAATCAAACGAGGACCAGTTAAACGTCCGGAATAATAAGAAATGCCTATTACAACGATAGGCATTTTCTATTTGTATAGTTTAGTAAGATCTATTATAATACATCACATAAGAGATAAGACAAAACTTACACTAAAGTGTAGAATGTGTAAAGCTTGTAGAACATAATTACGGGAGATTAGAAAATGAAAAACTTCATATTTTTAATGATGGTATTTGTAGTATTTCCGTTTATTGGTTTAATTGCGCTAAGCGCAGCTCATCAATTTGGCGGGGTTTTGCTATCCGCGCCTTGCGCATTACTTGCGATTTACTTGGTGATTTTGTTCATCGATTATTCGCAAGCAAATATTTTAGATTAATGGTAGATGATTCAGGAGATTCAAAATGGCAAAAACTCTAATAGTGGCATATAAACCAGAAGATCTTTTCGGAGAATGGAATTATATCACCCGCGCTTTCGGAAACAAGGCAGATCTGGAAACTGCAATCTCCAAATATCGCTTTAATAGCGACGATCCGGAGCATTTCAAGAAAGTAGTGTTAAGCAAACTTAGAGACCAAGACCGTCAAACTATCCAATACCCGTATGATTTAGGCGACTTAAACTTCGATGCTTTAGTATTTGTCGATGAACGCTCGGGACGTGTAGAACTTCGTTACCAAGGTGAAACTATCAGTTTGAAAGATTTCAAAACTGAGGTGGAAATTCTCAAAGAGAAGTATTTAGAGCTTGAATCTAAATACTGCAAAAATCGATATATCGAAAATCGCGAAGAGCTCGATGAATTTCTAACTGCGTTAGAAGTTTTCAATGATCACGCGGATTTCGATGAAATCGAAGTTCTTACTTATCTTAAAGAAGATGTTAAAACTACTAAAAACTTCCCGATTTTGTTGGTTTATCAAACATATGAAGAATATAATATTCCATACGATTACAATGAGCATCATCATCGCTTCACTTTAGTAGATGATTCATTAGGTCGTTAAGTTCAAAAGATCTCCGCAGTTGCGGAGATTTTTAAATATTAATAAACCCAATTTCTTAAAGGTAACCTAAATGTTAGACATCTCCATTCCTCAAGTTACCAGCAAATTCAAAACCGCAGATCAAATCTTAAGCTTTATGCAAACTAAAACGCGCATTGAAGCGAAAACAGACGGGGTTAAACTTACGCTGGTGAAAATCAATGATTCCGGTACTTTGGATGACTGGATCGTAGCTTACAAAGGTCAAATCTTCTATCGTGGAGAATTCGAGTACATCAAAGATACCGCTTTAGCGGATCAGGTAAGTATTGGCAACTCTCAATTTGATAAAGTTTTTGATCATTTAGAAAAACTAAAAGCTAGCGATTACAACAAAATCCCAAACAATACGGAAATCTTCTGTGAATTTTTGGTAACCAAAAATACCGTAATGTCCGAATATACCAAAACTGGAACTATCATTGTTCTTGGATATGGTAAAGCTAAACCGGAATTGAGATTTGGTAAACTTAAAACCAATTCTGAATCTTTCGAAACCGCAAACGTCAAAATGTACGCTGACGCGTTAAAATTGATTACCCCGCCAGTTCTGTTTGAGGGGGTGCTATTCCCCGCGGATACCATGTTGAATGGAATAAAAAACAAGGTATTGGCTAGCGAACTCAAATCTCGTAGAATGACTTTGAAATCTTTGGAAACCGATCCTTTAACCTATTTCAATACTTTGGTTGAAGCTTTTGTTAACGTAGAAAGCGAATTTGGTGGTAAAGAAGAAGGCATTGTGCTACATCAAGGTAACGCGATGTATAAAGCCCAACAAACCTACCAATTAGATAGAGAAGCGCGTTCCGCGAAGAAACTACGTTGGATGGAAGATGATCCGAAAGCCGAGCAAGCTTATTGGGACGATGTATTAGAAGTGGCTCGACAAATTGCCAACGATACTAAAACTCAAGACATCAAAACCGGCTTGAACGAAATCGCTAAACGCATTAAACAACTCAATTTTGAAGGGGTTCATTCAAAGAAAAATCAAGCTACGGTAATGGATGATATCCAAACTAACGCGAAGATGTTCTATTTGAAATCCTTGAAAGGTAACAATGGCGGTTTAGTCTTTGGAAAGTTTAGAATCTTGACCAACGGTCACGTCAAAATGATTGACAAGGCTCGCAAAGAATGTGACGAAATTGTGATTGGTTTGGTGACTTCCGCGGATACCAAAGATACCAAAGATTTGCGTTTAGAAGCGTTGAAGAAAGCATTCCCAAATATCAAAATCATCGAATTAGTTTCCGGTAACATCTTTACGGCGTTGAAGAAAGCAGAAATCAACATCAATCACTTGTACGCTGGAAGCGATCGCAAAGAAGAGTATGAGCGTCAATTATTGAAAGCTCCAGGAATTGATGTACAAGAGATTGAACGTTCGGATGCGGATATCTCGGCTACTAAAGTTATTCAAAACTTAGCAGATTACGCTTTCTTTAAACAAAATACTCCGAAAGCGGTGCATAGTTTGTATACTAAGTATCAGGAAGCTTATAATAAGTAGTTTATTATATTAAAACATCACAATTAAAAATCTCGATTGACTACACTAGAGTGTAAGATTTCGAGATTTTTTTTTTTTATTTTGAAACTTTCGAGTTTAGGTGGCCGAAACTTTAACAACTTCAAAAAAAAAAATTTTTTTGATGGAATAAATCTATATTAATAACATTAACATATTTTAACATTCAAAAATAATGGAAAGAAAGACAAATCTCGCTACAGGCGAAAAATCGACCGGTTCTCCAATCGATTTGCATAACGAAACGTACGAGAATCATCTTAACGTTACTAAACAACACCCGGAAGGCTGGCAAACTCCGGAAGGACACGAATTCCAACGAGTCAAAGTAGACAAAAACTTTTACTCAAACAAACTGACTAAAGTGAATGGGGTCGATGCTTTCAGTAAAGCTTCTAGCTTGTACAAAGGGACCGGAGCGCTTGGAGAGTTTTGGGTTGATCCAAAAGTAGATCCAAAAACTGGTAAAGTTCCTCCAGGTCCTGCCGTCTTGTACTATTATCCAACGTATCGCGGTCCTCGCGAACAGCTTGGGATGACCCCGTATACGGGAAGATCCGTGTATGATAAGCATCCGATTATCTCTCCGGAAGCCAATGTGGACGAAGATACAATGGTTAACCCGGAAGCTATCCATACTACTTGGAGAGATTTGCGAGAGCAACTAAACCGAGGAGCTGGGGTTCGTACAAACAAATTCCTACTTGAGTTCTCTATTCCTTTGCATGGCGGTGAGCACCCTTGGAAATGGAACATTCTTTGTAAAGCGACCAGCTTTCCACAGCGCAGCATGCATACTGCTAGTATGTGGAGATTTGGTCGAAAATACAATCTTCGTGGAGAAACAAACTTTAACGATACTTGGACTTTAACCTTCGAGGATGACAGTGCGCTATTGCTTCGTAAGAACCTAGATAGATGGTTCCGTGAAATTGATGATAGTAGATTACAACATACCGCATTGAATGTTTACAAGGATATGGGTAACCCGCAAGCGCGATTATTAACTCAACAGGTTGATTTGTTTGAGCGTGAAGACCGCGCCCCGTTCAATTTGGGTAATGTTTTCGATGATATTAAAACCGCATTATTAAGACCAGAATATGCTCCAAGTTTACCGAACTACCAAACCGATATCCGAGTTTACCAATTAGACCAAACCGGTAACAAGGTGATGGGCTACTTAATGCAAAATGCTTTTGTGAGTGACATCGGGGCAGTAGATTATGGAGACGATAAACTAAACGAATTAGTAACCTACCCGGTAACTTTCACTTACAGTGAGTTCATCCGATTATCCGATAAAACTCTAGATGAGAAAGTTCGAGTGTTTAGATAATTAATATAAATATTTGTATATTATAAGGAGATCATAATCGAATGAAATTGATGGACGCGCTGGCGGTTGCCTATCAAACTCCCTGGGACAGGGCTAATAGTTTCGAGGTTTATTTTGCTTGGAACTATAAAATGCTCAACAACTCGAACGCTCCCGCGGACACCTTGTATTATGATAATGAAGCGAAAGGTACTGGTAACATCTTAGCTTGGTCACCGAAGGATAATGAGCGTTTAAGTTTACATCTTAAAGATCTCCAATTGCCTCAAATTGGAGCGGCTCAGCTCAATTCTTGGGTTGGTAATAGATGGGCTCATAACTACGGGTTACCGGATCAGTACAAGTTTTCTATGACATTTCGAGATTCCAACCAACTCGAATTCTATAAAATGTTTACAACCCAGTTTCGCGAACAAGCTTATCGCTATTTCGATGATTACACGTTTAACGTGTTTATTTCGAAGGACAGCGATTATGGTGACCGATATCATAACGATACTACTGGATTAGAGCGGGATTCTTGGAGATCAAAACCTTTGATGTCTTTGAAAAGATGTAGTATTGAAAACGTCAGTCAACTGAACTTTTCAAACGATACGGAAAATCAAATCATCGAGTTTACCGTAGCTTTCGTAGCAAACGATGTAGAGATCTACGATCAAGGCGCTCGTCAGTTCTATGGTGGTTGGAAAGAATGGAAAGAAGCTGGGCAGATTCATCAGTTTAGCGCTCCGGCAAAATAGCAGAATAACCCGGTAACCGAATTTTTAGTATAAAGGAAACAAAATGGAAACTTACCAAAACGGTGCAAACGCCGTATTAAGTCAATTAGATGGCGAAACCACAGATAACCTGATTGCTAGCGCTATCAAAACTTTGCCAAAATCCGCCGTTGCGGAAGTTATGCCTGTAGTGAAAACTAAAGGCCCTACCAGCCAATGGGTGGAGCCATATTTTGATACTTACAATCCTACTGGCAAAATTGAATTTTTAACAAGCCCAGTAGACATGTATGATGTTAGCAATACTCGTAAGAATATGAGATTCTCTTCAAACGCAGTAGAAGATCTCATTCGCATGTATACGCCGGGGGCGTTTAGTGCTACTCTTCATAACTGGATCTTATTCCAAAAGAACTCTCAACAACGCGACGAACTTGTCAAAGTTTTACAATCTCCGGAAGTTTCTGGAGTGCCAGAAAACGCGACTATCCCAAATGTAGTAAACACTACACAAGAAGACGTTTACGAATTCATCCAAGACCAGGTAATGCGCGTAATCGCGGAAATCGAGAAAGATTATCAATTAGGAAATGTACACTTTAGTGTAGTTGGTCCTTATGATATTGCTTATCCAATGATGCGTTTAAAAGCTCAAATGGGTCGTTTGCATTATATGTGTGACGATCGTTTAGATCGAATTTACGTATTCCCTACTGGGGATGCTGCTATGTCTCGCGCAGGTCTCAGTATCTTCGAATATGCGGACGAAGTCCAAAAAGCGATTGATTCTGAAACTGGCGACTTAAGCTATTGGGTTTACAATAGATCAATTATTATCATTAACCCTTGCCATAAACGTAAACCGATCATTCGTAATATCAAAGTAAGTTAATCGGGCTTAATATGAATTTTAATTTTCACCAAAAACCAGACTATAGTCTAAATACTGGATTAATTGACGAGTTGATTCGTCTGTACGGTACTCCAGTGCGATTCCTAGTAACTGAGAAACTGATGGATTCTTGGGAGTCGAATGCTCACGAAATCGCTGAAGCTAGTTTACTAGCGAATCGCGTTTTTGGTGATTTTAAAACTCTCAAAACCGATCTTTACCGGGATGCTTTAGAGTTCTATGTTTTACTTGCGGAAAACGAAGAATACCCAAACGGATTGCAATTCGCGTTTAACAACTACGGATTGATCAACGATGACACTCTGCAAGTTTTCGTCAGTTTGAAATCGTTGGAACCTTTGAAAGATCAAAATGGAAACATCCACCCGAAAGAGATCATTTCGAATTTGTTAGTATTCCCTAACGGAAAATTGATGGAGATTACGGATTGTCAATTGCACGTTCCTGGAGTTAATAATAAATTTGTTTATTCTAATACTCCATCCTGCTATCAGCTAAGTTTAAAATCTTACTCGTTTGACCGCTCCGCGGTAGATTTAGTTCACCAAAATGATTCTAGGATCGAAGCTCCTACGATCAAAACTTTGGAAGGGATTGATAGCTTTTTTGGTCAACAAAACTCTCACGCTGAAGATATTAAAGATTTTGTGGAAGAAGAACAATTAGTAGTTTCGGAAAATCCTCTAAAAGAGAAAACTTCCAAAACTAAAATTGATGATGTGTTCGGGAGCTTTGGTTAATGTCGCTAGCTGATACTATCATCAAAGCGTTTTCTCCAAGCACTTCGATGGCTAACGAATTGGTAAGATCTTGGAGACGTTCTAAGAAATCAGTTACCGCAACTACTGCGTTTCTTCCGGGAAATTTCATCTATACCCGATACATTGCGGTTACCCCAAAGACCTACGACGTTAACCCAGTGGTGATTGTTATTCGAGCGAATAAACATCACGTGTTTGGTATTAACGTAAACTGGTTGAGCCGTTTTGAAAAGACTAAATTGATGAACTTTCTTATAAGTAAAGATATTCAAAACAAATCCAGATTAGAGATGATCCCGATCATTCGAGCCATCCGGAGATTTAGATTTACTAAGAAAGCTTATCGCCTCTATCATCGTAAAGCTTTGGCGAAACCAAGAATTTACAAATTGGACGCTAACGATTTGTTTGATGCTTTGATGCACAATATGCTTAAAGAAACCAAAAACTAAAGGGGCGGAAGCAATTGAAGAAAGTCACCAAAATGACTACCGGAATGATTTGTAAGATTGACGGATATCAAGCCCAAACCGCGAAACGCTGGGATAAGACGCCGACGGCGTTAGTGTTGAGAAGTTCGAAATCCCGATATCTTTGTTTCAATATTAACTGGTTGGATAAAATTGGAAAGAAGAAGTTGCTCAAGTTGTTGAACAAGTTCTTAAAAGATCAAGAAACTTTATTGCTGGATTCTAATATTAAACGTAACAAATTCTTTAATCGATTAAGAGAGAAAAATTTTCCAAGATCGTGTTATCGCGTTTATCTAAAATCCGGTTTACCGAAAAACATCTATCAATTAAATATTGAAGAGTTTAAGCAAGCGATTAACGGCGATGAGCTTACTTTAGTCGAAGAGCGTAAAGATCGCAAATCGCGTAAGAATTAAATATAAATAACAATCACAATTTTAAGGTCAACATAACTAATGAATCCGGAAATCATTAATGAAGATCAAAATGCACTAAACGCATTATGCGAAAGCGAATTGCATGAATTCCAACTTGTTGAAGGAATTCAAGATGAAGAAAAGTTCTTCTATATTCGCGGTAAATTCGCTACAATCGAACAGATAAATAACAACAAACGTATCTATCCAAGAGCTCTTTGGGAACGCGAAGTCGCGAAATATCAAACCCAAATTGAGAATGGTACTATCAACACTTTGATGGAGTGGGAGCATCCAAAAGGTCGCTTAACCGTAGACCCTAAAAACGCTGTAGCCAAGATCACTAAATTGTGGATCGAAGGAGACTACGTAATGGGTGAAGCGGTTATCTTTGATACCCCACAAGCAGAAACTATCAAATCTATGATCCGTCACGGCGTTAAAATCTCCGTAAGTTCTCGCGCTAGCGGAAACGTAGGTCCAGATAGAGTAGTAAAAGAATTCAACTTAATCACTTTTGACATTGTAACCAATCCAAGCGATCAATCCGCCACGATGAGTGGAGTTTTTGAAAGTGAGGAAGACGAAGCAATTCATACAACTGAAAACTTAGAGGATAATGAAATGGCTGATAAAGCACTAATGGAGAATCTTGTAGGAATTCTTCGTTCTAAAAATGTAGAAATCCAAGATCTTAACGAAGAAATCGAAATTTTACGCGATACTATTCGTCAATTTGAACTTGGTGTAGGTCACACTGATGCGCCATACGGCAACGATGGTGCGCGCGGTTTCCGCCCAGAAGATGATGAATATGATCGTTATGCGGAAGAAGAAAGAGAATACACCTTACGCGATGTATTGCGCGGTTACCAAGATGTTGGCGCGTATCGTCACCAAGACGTTAGCTCAACCGTTGTGGATAACGATCCGTCTGGTTATTATGCGTCCGGTGAAGTAGAATCTCCACGCGTTATCGATTTGCTAGCTAACAATGGTCGCGATGATTTCGTGGGTTCGGTATTAGATGCGGACGTTCAAACTAACGACAATCCTGGTATGGCGGGTGAAGTTAAAGATACTCCAGCTCCTGCACAAACTGGTAAAGATGCTGAGAAAGCTCCAGTTGCTCCTGCCGATGCTGGTAAAGCGATCAACGAATCTGAAGACGCAAATTCCGCTCCAAAAGGCAACCGTTTTTTAAAAGTTCCTTCTTATATGATCTAACGGATCGGAGGATCTAATGTTTGTAAAATTAGAAGAAGTATTTGGGCAGTTGAACGAAGCATTCAACTACACTGGCGAAAAGGAGTTTCATAAAGCCTTCGCGAAAGCGACTGGTTTTAAAACTCACGCTGGTGGTTATTTCGGCCCTTCGAATAACAGCGCACATATTAAAATCAACTTGTATGATTGTCTTAATTATAATAAACATCTACCACGTCCAGGTGTTTATGGTGATTTAGAGATTAAACGAGTAACTCCAATGAACGAATACCAGCAAGCTAAGATGGGTATCGTTTATCAAGGCGTTGAGATGGAGTGCGGTGTTGGATGCTTCTATCCACCGCGCGTAGCAAAGGCTAAAAATAAGCAGGTAATCGATTTAATTCTTAAACAGGCCGGAGTCAAAGCTGATTATGAGATCGTGGTTAAAAACCATCAACCTGAGATTGGGTTAAGTGAAGAAAACTTTAACAAAATCGCTAAAATCAAAGTTGGTGATAAGATTGGCGATTTCCTAGTGTATGATGCTGGAATGGCAGATACTAAATCTGTAGAACAATACTACATCGTAATGACATCATACAAAGAACAGTTCGCTATGCATGTAAGCAAAAATCCAGCGATTAACGAATCATCAAACTCAGGGCTTCTTAAGTTAGCTCAAACCGCGGCTAAATCGTTAGGTATTAAATTCAAGGAAACTCCAAGCTCTTACAAAGCGATAATGGGTGCTTCTTTTGAGATTACCGAAAAAGATTTTATCAAAATTGTTAACGCATTTAAACGATCTCAAAGCGATCCGGCGGCATTCGGTTTCTATGAAATGACTTTTGATAATCCAGAAATGTCGGTATTGATCGATTTCGAAGATTATGATGATAGCATCCTATTCTACGTTGGTGGTATCAATGAATCTGAAATCTCCGAGTACCCTCAAAGCAAAACTGACGCTGAGATGAATGAATCAGTTGAACTTAACGAAGTTACCGGTTTACCGAAACACAAAACTTCAGTTCCTAGTCATATGCTATAAAGCAATAAATAATTAAAATTGAGTTGTATTAGGAGTGTTATAATAAATAATACAACTCAAAAATAAATAATAAACGAATTTTTATTACGTAAACAAAAAGAGGAAATTTCCGAATGAATACATTCAGTCAAGATGTAGGTGCATTACTTGAATCAGAACGTTATCCAGCATTAAACGAATCTGAAAAGATGGTACTTGGTAAATTACTTGAAAATGCGACTAACGCGCAAGATCAAGAATTAAACGAGTCTACAGTTTCTCAAGATATCGCTACATTCACTCCAATTTTATTACCTTTAATCCGTTACGTTTATCCACGTTTAATCGCTAACGAGTTATTAGGTGTTCAACCAATGGCTACCCCAACTGCATACATCTATGCAATGGTTAACGAATATCGCGCAAAACCAAAAGATGAACGCGTACAAGTTATCCTTTACAAATTAAACCGCGAAGCGGCTGAAGCTAAAGATGATGTATTAGCTGGCGAAACTATCGTTCACAAAGAAGGCAACTACGTAGTAGTTACTATGAAAGGTGGTCGTAAAAAAGTTGGTGATGCTTTAGGTGCTTACCAAATCGAAGCAGTTTATACAAACGTAGCGTCATATCCAAAAATTATCCGTAACTTCTCTTTAGCTAACTTAGCTGATGAACAACGCCCAGATATCAACTATGTTGGTTTCCGTATCGTGAAAAAACCAGTAGAAGCTATCGTTCGTGCGTTACACGGTGAATACAGCTTAGAGATGTACCAAGATCTTAAATCACAACATGGTTTATTAGCTGATGACGAGATGATGCGCTTGATGGCGTCAGAAATCCAAACTGACATCGACGCAGACGTAGTTAACTTCGTTAATACTCACGCTACCCAATTACCAGACTGGGATGCTACTACAGTTCAAGCTTCTAGCGGTATCTTACGTACCATCGACATCGCTCGTGAATTAGCATTCAAAATTGCGCACGAAGCTTCAGCAATTGCGCGTCGCACAAACCGTGGCCAAGCAAACGTGTTATTATGTTCATCTCGCGTAGCTAACTTATTAGCTTCATTAGATTCATTCGAACACGGTCACATCGGTTCTGATATCGTTAAAACTGGCGTATTAACTGGTTTCGTTGGTACTTTAGATGGTCGTTTACGCGTAGTCGTAGATCCTTACACAGATTTCGAGTATGCGACACTGTTGTATAAAGGTGAAGACCGCCGAGACGCCATGGGGTATTTTTGCCCATACATTCCATTGACCTTCACTAAAGTGATTAACTCACAAACTGGTATGAATGGAATTATAGCTAAAACGCGCTACGCTTTAACCACAATCCCTGGATTCGAAACTCCAACAGCTACCGACCGCGCAGCGTTGTACTCAAGTACATTCGCAGTAACTGGTATCTAATTGAAGATTTCGAGTTAGAGAAAGTACAAGAACTAAAAGATCTCCGCGGAAGCGGAGATTTTTTTTTTATGTTGAAAATTTCGTTATGTTATTATAACATAATAAAATCTATTTTTAAGTGTTTGGGGAGTAAAAATAATGTTAAAAGAATCGGGTAACCTGATAGAAGAAGGTATCCCAATCACCAAAGAATTGTTAGATTTCGCTAAAGCGAATAACTACAAGATTTCTTTGAAAACTGGGGATTACCGAATCGGCGAACTGAAGGCTAACCGAGCTAAGAATAATCCCATGCTAATGGATCAGATAGGGAAACTATATCTTGACGGGGCAATGTATCCAACCAAATACTGTGATGTTTTTGGGATGGGCAAAGCTGGGTTTGCCAATACCATTAAAAGAATTTTGGGCGATCGTTATATCCCAGCGACCGAAATTTATCCGGAAGAAATTCAGCACCAATTCTGCCAATCATGCCTAGAAAATTTAGGGGTAGAATACCCATCCCAATCAAAGATGGTTAGAGCCAAGGTAGAAGCCACCAACCTCCACAACATAGGGGTTAAGTGTAATCTTCAGCTAATAGATCATTCTGGCGATAACAATAGTATGAAGAAACCAGAAACCCGCGCCAAATCCCGAGCCACATGTCTTAAGAATCTCGGTGTGGAATATCCAATGCAATCAAAAGCGGTTCGAGAAAAATCTAAGAAAACCCTTATAGATGACCTCGGGGTTGATAATGCCATGAAATCCCAAAGCGTTATAGACGAGCGATATGAAAATTTCTCTATTATTCGCAAACTTCTACAACACCAGCGAGGTAAGTTGGACCCCACAAGTGAAACTGACGAGTTATTCTTAGGTTTATTAACCCCAGATGGTGAAATTGATATGGTAAAAGTCTCTGAATTTATAGTGGGTAACTATAAACGGTCCCGCGCGGGTGAACTTTTAAAGATGCTGAATCTTAAAACTGCGACTACATACACCACCGAAATAAAGATGCGCAATGATTTAACCAACATTGGTTGCACAAAGATGGAATACTCTACTAATCCGAAAGATTTTGCAAATTGCCGTGATTTGGACTTTGTTCAAAATGCGAGAAAATTACACGGAGTTAGATTTGGAAGAACATATCGTGATATGGACTTTTACTTCCCCAATCTTAAATTAGGTATTGAGATCAACGGTAGAGCCCACCATTCGGTAAACAAAGACGCCAACGGTAACCCTAAAACAAAAGACTACCACTTCGAAAAATTCAAGGCTTTCCACGAAAGTGGAATCTTGATGATTTCGTTTACTGATTATGAACAGGATTTCTTCACCGAAGATTACATTAACATCATCAAATTTCATTTAGGCCTTTTGAAAAGAGAAGATCTTCGCATTAGTAAAGAGTTCCTAGAATTTAACCAAATCTCAAACATCGAAGAATCTTTGAATTATGGTTTATTCGATCCTAGCCGGTTTACCGGAAACTTCGAAGATCACCAACATCAAAGATTTATCGAGGATTTCGAGTATTGGGATTGTGGAGTAATCCGGTAATAAAGTAGTTGATTCTTATTAGATAAACCATTATAATACATTTACTCACATTGCATTTACTCGCATTTACTCAGAATTTTAAGGAGCAAATATGTTAAACGAATCTGGAAATCTCCTAACCGAAAACATCCCAATCTCAAAAGACTTGTTAGACTTCGCTAAAGCGAATAATTACAAGATTTCTTTGAAGACTGGTGCGTACCAAAAAGAACCTATACCAACAACCAGAGGCCAAAAGTATAACTTAGATTTATTAACTGCAGTCCATAACCTCTACTATGCCGGCTTGCTATATCTCGCGGACTTTATCGAAATGTTCGGTATCACCAAGTTGGACGACCTAGCGCAGATTTTCAAAAAGAGCGGATTGAAAATGCTAACCCGAAAAGAAGTTCAAAATTTTTACGGAGATCAAATCAAACAGCGTACCGCTGAGACTATCGATCGGAAGATCGAAGAGGGTACCCGAAAACCGCGTAAGGCTAAGGTTCCTAAAATTCCAAAAGAACCCAAAGCACCGAAGATTAAAGTAACTAAAACGGTAAGAGAACCGAAACCCAAAGAACCGAAAGCGAATAAAATCTATCCGACAAAAATTGCAAACCAAATGCGCAGCGTTTCGGTAACCGAAAATGGGCAACCGGTAAAAAATTTTTTGTATAACGGGGAATTCTTACTCAAAGCTTTAAAGATTGTGTACCGGGACAGTCGAGAGTTGTTAGATCAAATTTTGGATACCGGGACGGTCGACCGTCAGTTTATCACCCCAGAAGTGGATAAGGCTTTCGATTTTGCAGTTTTCGCGGAGAACTTGGTTCCTATATTGCTAGAAGAGCACGAAGTAAAATATGAATCGCTCACTGTAGGGGAATTTGCTTTTGATCACTATATCCCAGAACGTAATCTAGTTATCGAGGTCACTAACATTCCGGAGTTTACCGATAACTTAGTAGACAACCAATACTTCAAAAGAATGAATAAATCGCTTACCGCGAAGGGGATCAAATTATTGAGATTTGGTATTGATGATGTTTATAATAAAACTGATTTAGTTATTAGTATGATCGAGCATCATTTAGGTCTTACCAAAAACAAAATTCCGGCCCGTAAGGGCAAAATTGTGGAGATCACCGCCAAGCAAGCTAGAGAATTCGCAGAAGCGAATCACTTGAATGGTCATGCAAACGCTCAAGTTTATTATGGTTTGGAGTTCGATGGAGAGCTAGTGCAAATCATTACGTTTGCTAAACATCGATATAATCATACCGGTGAGGGGCAAGGGGTTTGGGAAGTTATCCGAGCTTGCAGTAAGAAGTATTGTTTAGTTCAAGGTGGAACCCAAAAGATCTTCAAATACTTCAAATCTCAGCATCCTGCAGTGGAACTGCATACCTACTGTGATATGAATATTTCAGATGGCAATTCCTACGCTTTAGTCGGAGAACTGATTGAAGAGACTCCAGGAGATTTATGGTATATCATTCCGGATAAGTATTCTCCGGTTGGATTTACCCGAGTAATCCGTAATCGAATGATGAAGATTTACCTGCATCGATACTTCGAAGGCTTCCCGAAACGGGATGAACCAGGTTACAAAGAAATCAACTCTGTCGAATTTTTGAGACAACGAGGTATCTTTGCTTATTATGGTAGTGGCAATTTAGTTTATAAGCTATAATGATTGTAATTTTAATAATCCAAACAATCTAAAAGATCTAAAAGATCTCTCGTTACGAGAGATTTTTTTTATTTTGAACCGTTCAAGTTTCGGTGACCGAAACTTCACATCTCCGAAAAAAAATTTTTTTTTTTTTCAAACTCTATTGATTTCTTATTTTAGATGCATTATAATACATCACATAAAGACAAGAGATAAAAATTACGGGAGATTTAAAATGAACAAATTATTAAAAGCATTGATGTTAGGTGTTGGCGTGTTAGTTTCAATGAGCGCAAGTGCGGTGAGCATCCAAAAGGATGAGATCGGAAGCAAATTCCTAATTATGTGTAACGCTGGACATGTAAATTCCCGAGACATCAATAGATGCGGTGACGGCTTTGGATCTGTAAGTGTAGAAGCGTACGCGGAATCAAAAGGTGTTGAGCTTGATAGTTATGACATTCAAATTTCACAATCTCAAGTTTATATCGTAATGAAAGTATCCAAGAAATAATCAAAGTTTAAACAATCTCCGCGAAAGCGGAGATTTTTTTTATTTTGAAATTTGAAAGTTTCGGTTACCGAAACTCGACAACTATGAAAAAAAAAAATTTAACGGGTTGCCATCTTGGTTCAAATTTGCTATAATACACCCATTAAATCATAAAATTTGCGACCTATCGATAGATATAGTATAACAACTATAATAAATTCAGGTAGGTTAAAAATGTATAAACACGATAAATGCAACAAGGCTTGCAAAAACTGCAGAGATACTATTACGCTAATCATAGCACTTGCAATTCTTCCAGCTCTCTGCGCCGTCGCGGTGGCGAAAGTTTGGGAGAAATTTGGACATCTAGCGACTTCAGTGATTACCTTGTTGATTATATCGGGTTATCTTTGGTTGATTGATGTAATGTCCGAAGACTAAAAGTCTTCCATCGAAGACGATTAGAAGTTTAAAAAAACGTAGGAGCAAATATGAAATTGGTATACGGTTTGGCTGGGGTTTTATTAGAGATTCTAGCCATTCTTATCTTTATTATGATGATACTACACGGTTATTTTATTGGTGAAAAGACTAGCGTCTTTACCGGTGTGGTAAACGCCACCGTTTGGGCTCCGGTGGCTCTTG